CAGCAACTACAGAATTAATTACAACTGCCATGATCAGCCTTTCATCCAAACAGATACCGCAGCACCTGTACCGGAAATAGCTGTCAGGTTCGCCCTGTAGTATTCCCACGTATTAAGCGTGGCAAAACCATCAGACGTCGCTGAAGTCCCCAAAGTAAGCGTAATTGTGCCCAGCGTAAGGTAGTTTGTACCGTCGTCACTGACCTGAATCAATACAGTAGCCGCGCCCGTAGACGCAGTTGTATTGCCCACAGCTTGGAAGCTATGAACAATGTATGTATTGGTTGCAGGGACATCACGTGGATGCCATGCAGTGCCTGCTCCAGTAGCGGTAGCAGCGTTAAGAAGGAGCTGTGACATTAGCGCCTCCTAATTAAGCTGTACGGGTGAATACGTAAGCTGTTGCGCTAGAGAACATGATGGTGAAACGACCAATACCAGTTACACCCGAAGCGACTGTCAAATCACCAAAACTTCCTGCTGCATCAGCAGCCGCAGTAGACAAAATACCGTTGGTTGCCACAGCGATAGTCACTGTTGATGCGCCACCGGTGTTGTCAATGTACAGGTCCATCACGGTGCCTTTAGCAGCACCAAGAGCAGCACCCAGCAATGTGCCTGTAGGCAACGTGATGGTTGTAGGAGCTGCTGAAGTAGAAGTGATGTAGCCAGTTGCAACTTGTGCTGCAGTAGCTGTAGCCGTTGCATTAATTGCAGCGGTTGTGGGGTGATTCTGGTCAGTAAAAACCAAATTCGTAGTGGTTAGGTTGGTAACACTGGTAGAAGCACCAAAGGTGCCGGTAACAGTGACTGCGCCAGTAGTGGCGCTTTGGGTAATTGATTGGAAGCCGTTCTTGGAACGAACTGGTCCCGTGAAAGTGGTATTTGCCATTTTTAATCCTTACATGCAAGTGGTAGCGTATCTATCTGCATGTCGTCTAGTCCGGAAACTAGTCAGATACGCCGGTAAACCGGAATGCCTTGAATATACACGAAATCTTTCCGGCGTCAAGCATCATTTTGTCATATTGACGGAAAATAATGCAACTATGACATACAAAGTCCGCCTCGTAAATCATCTAGACCCAAAGTGGCGGGCTACCCTCAAATCATTGCAAAAAGAATGCTTACCCGGAGACACTGTATATGCGCCCAACAACGGATACTGGCACTTGGCTTTTGGACAAGATATGGTACCTGTTGGTTTCTCCGGTCTTGTTCCTTCTCAGCGCTGGAGTGATTGTATGTATCTGTGCCGTTCAGGTGTGCTACCTGCTCATCGTGGACAAGGACTGCAGAAACGACTTATTAGAGCCCGTATACAAGTGGCTAAAGAAAAGGGCATGAACTGGATAGTGACAGATACGCACTCCAACCCAGCATCAGCAAACAGCTTAATTTCTTGTGGGTTCAAAATGTTTACCCCGTCCGATCCGTGGGCTGCCAAAGGCGCAGTCTACTGGCGACTAAAACTATAACTTCTAGGTTATATATGCAAATTATTGCTTTTAGCTAATACTAGATAATTTTGGATAATTTTGATAATGGCTCATATATAGACCATTAAGCTCTTTAATGACACATTAATGGATCATATATGCCCTATAAAGACCCCGAACTAAAAAAAGCAAAGCAAAAGCTGTATGCCGCCAAACATTACGAAGCAAATTCTAAAACGGTAAAAGCTAGTACCAAGATACGTAACAAAACTCTTAAGGGTCAATGGCTAGATTTCAAAGCCACTCTTGCCTGCATGGAATGCGGTATGGATCACCCGGGAGTATTAGATTTTCACCATATAGATCCAGAGATGAAAACAGGCAGTGTGCACAAATTTGTGCAGGCAAGGCGCTGGAAAAGAGCGTTTGAAGAAGTAGAGCAATGTCTCGTATTATGTGCAAATTGCCACAGAATTGTTCATTATAATGAACATCAGGTAAGGAAGGCGGCTAAGAAAGCCAAGAAAAACGGGGCCGAAGCCCCGTGAAATTCGGAATTTAAACCCGATTATTTTGCGTCTTCTTTGTCTTCTGCTGCTGGCGTGATGTTGAAAATGTAGGTATTTCCACCATTATCTTCAACGTTTTCGTTTTCGTCTTCTTCGTCCTCATCGGACTCATCTTCTAATTCATTCCACTCGTCGTTTTCTTCGTCGTATTGATACCATGTGTCGGTTTCTGCGTCATAAAAATGATCGCCGTCTTCGACTTCATCTTCATCTTCGTCTTCTTCTTGTTTTACAACATCATAGTCCACAGCCCAGCCGTGCTCTTGTTGAAATTCAATGAATTCTTTGATGATTTCAATCTTGTCAAAATCAAAGGTCTCAATCGTCATTAGTTCGTCTTCGGTACCCCAAGCGCTGAGGTCAATGGTGATTTTATACATAGGTTCTCCAAGGTTAAAAAAGTACAACCACATGGCTGTAAACCCATGCTAGATGACCTTTATTACTTCCGCAAGACAATAAAAAAGGCCCCTTGTGGGGGCCTTTTTCTAGAACCAAGGTTCTATTACGCGCCGGGTGAGCCGTAAATACCACGTGGGTCAGACCAGCCGAAGCTGTAACGCTCACGGGCCTTGTAACGGACGTTACCAGTGTCAAAGTCGCCTTCAAAGGCTGTCTTGATTGGTGAACGCTCGAACATCTTGAGACCGTTAGGTGCATCAGTGATCAAGAACCATGCGTTGGTGTCTGTCAAGAAGTGGTTGACAGCGTAACCTTCGGGAACCAAGCCCATAGACTTGATTGCGTTGATGTCGTTGTCTGCACTAGAGGTGCGCAGAGTAGACTTCATCAGGCGCTCAGCCGTGAACTGGAGTTCCTTAGGAACGATCATCTTACGCACAGTCAAAGCCACGCGCAAGCCACGCTCGTCAGTGAACGCTGCTACGTCGATGATGCCTTGCTCGAGAGAAGTCTCGTTCAAGTCAGCAGCAACTGCAGGAGTATTACTGAAGTTAGGGCCCAACGCGGTTGGGTGAGCTGTAGAGCACAAAGCAACACCGTCACCACCAGCATAGTTGCCACCAGTGAAAGCGTTGTTGAGCACAGAAGCACCCTTGACCTGCTTAGTGTTCGCCATTGAACGAGCCAAAGCCTTGGTGTAACGGCCTGACAGACGGTCGTAGAGGTTGTCCTCAACGGCTTCTTCTGTCAATGCGAACGCCATAGCGATGGTTTCGTGTGTGTAGCGAGCAGTGAATGATTCGATAGCGTTGTCATATTGCAAGCCAGCACCCTCAGTTTTCACTGGAGCAGAGCCAAAGCCTGTCAACATAACTTCTTCTTCGAATGCACGGTCAGAAGTCTCGATTGCAAAGATTTCTTCGTGCTCGTTTTCGTAGCGCTTGTACTCCAAACCGAACAGAGCGTTCAGGCCGGGTTCTAGTTCTTTAACTAGTTGTGAACGTGTAATAGCCATGATTATGCTCCGTCTGATGCAACGCCAACACTACCGTATTGATGTTGATTTAGTTTAACGACTACCACTGCGTAGCTACCGAATGCATTCTCAGGGTCTTGGTTTAAACCAACGATCTTGAATGTCAAAGCGGCAGTCTTAGCGATAGATGCAGAGTCCAAAGAACCTGCAGATACGCCAGAAGTGGTGCTTCCAGTAGTGGATGCTGTTGGATCAGCGTTCTTACCGATGTTAGCTGCAACGACAGAGCCGCCCGCTTGAATCAAGAACATCTGAGCTGGATCGTCCAAAACTTCGCAAATGATAGAACCGATGTTTGGAGTAATGCTACCGGGGTAGTAATTCTTCCATGTTGGCTTATCAGCACGGGTTGGGTCGTTGTATTGACAGCCGTTGAACACGCCGGTTGCGGCAGTGTGTGTGGATGCGTCATACTTGATGATGTAACCGTCGTATACGACGACTAAATCACCTTGATAAATGGCCGTGCCGTATCCGCTTGCAATCGAGTAGCCATATTGCTTTTGAGCACCAGTGGCTGACAAGTTACCGACGGGACGCAGACCAAAAGGCTTATTTACGTTTGCCATTTGTAGCTCCTACAAGTTTAAGTTATCAACCTTGCGGTTGACGGAATGTTGTGCGCGAGCTCCGCTCTGGGGATTGGATTCGCATCGAAGAGTGTGCGTTTTCACGCATTAACTCGTTATCTACTGCCGACAACTGATCCTGAGCCTTCTTACGGAAATATTCAGAACGCTCTTTTATGGTTTCTTTGGGGATTCTTGCAAGCAAGAGACCACCAACAGAAATCACACCAGCGTGCTTTCCGTCCTCTACTGTAGGAAGCATGTCCTGATATTCTTCAGCTACTTCCTCTAAGCGTACGAGTTCATAACCTTCGCGCAACTTAGAGTAGACGTTTTGTTTGTCAGAGTGGCCGTTGACTTCTGCACGAATCCAACGGTGCTCATAACCTTCAGGGGCAGGAGGCGCGTCAAGACGTGAAGGGGGTGCCCATGGCTTGCGTCGTTCATCCTTAGTACGAGTGTTCGTATTGCGGGATGCGCGATCGATAGTAAGTTCTTTGCTCATGTTTTACTCCTTTACGTACTTGGCATATTCCTCAAGAGGAACGCCCAGTTTTTTTGCAATAGCAACCTGACTCGGCGATAACCGGACAGTTCTGCGCGCACTATTTATTCCCGAACTACGGGTTGCAGGGGCAACAGCAGGCGCGGAACGCTGTTGTCTGGGTTGGTCAACAAAGTGCTTCGGAAATTCATCACGAAGCCTTTGGTCGAGCTGAGTATAGTACTCATCTGAGTCTGGTTCAATACCTTCTTCTTCAATAAGTGTCTGGTGTATGCCCCAAGCTCCGTAAGTCAACATACGGTTGTTACCATACCACGAATTGCGAGAAGCCCAATCTTCAGCCTTAGGACTTGGTCTAGGCTGCTGTGGCTGAGGGGCCTGCTGCTGTTGTTGGTACTGCGGCTCAGGAGCATATTGCTGTTGAACCTGCTGTTGGTTGTTTTGGGGCTGATCCTGCAACCACCCAGCAACTTGACGTTGCTCATGAACTAGGGCAGATAAGCGCTCTTGGGCTTCTGTCTCAGTATCAATGTCATTCTCCTCACGCGCCTTCTTGATGATCTGGCGTAGAGAAGTTTGCTGGGAATCCAAACGTGCCTTGGCTTCGTTCAGGCGACTGAAGTCGGTCTGGACAAGCTTTTGTTGCAGTGTTTGGGTTTGGTTTTGCAAGCCTTTTGCGTATTCCAAAGCCGCTTGTTCACGGCGTTCGGCTTCGCGCATGCGAGCTGTTAGTTTAGAGATGCGCTTTTGTACCGCATCATTAACAGACTCAAGCTCAGACCTACTGACCTGTTCTGGCTGTTCTTGGGTTTCGACTTGGGGCTGTTGCCCTTCTTTGTCGTCAATCTCATTTTGGACAGAAACATCAGTGGCCTTTTCATCGGCCCCTAAATCAAATTCCAACTGGTCATCGTTCATTAGTGTTGCCATTGCTTACCTCATATGTGCAGAATATCTTCTGGGTCCTTGATCGTCGCTAAGATTTCGTCATCGTTTAGGATGCGAATCTCACCGCCGTCGATGGCCATCCGCGCACCCGCGTAACGACCAAAGATAATCCAATCCCCCTCTTTACACCACGCACCGGTGGGGAACTTCGCTTCATCCTTATAGGCAAGCGGGCCAACGGACAGAACGTACGCGCACGTAGTGGTCAATAGTTGGCGTTCTAGGGTCTGATCGGCTAATTCAATACCGCCTTTGGTCTTTCGGGCACCTCGGTACGGTAGGACAATCACGCGCCAGCCTGTGGCTTGTGGCAAGTGCTCTCGAATGTTCGAGACTTGCTCATCGTGATCCTTACGAGCTTCTGCTACAGCAATGGCATCTGCTGCGGCTTGTGATGCGGCTGCGGCAGCCTTGTCGGCTTCCTCAATCGCCCATTTCTCTTCTAGTGCAGTCATTTCAGTCATCTAAGTTCCTCTTGTAGGTCAGGGTTTTTGCTCAACAAACCATTTACGGCTTCTTTCACAAATCTGTAGCCCTCAAGACGGCCCATCAAAAACTTATACTGCTCCATATCTCGCACTTTTCCAGCAGTAACAATATCCTGCGTATCGCGTTCTAACACGCGAATAGCTTTGTGCAAATTTTCAACAAACTCAAGCATGGATTACTCCAATGAAGCAGACAGATGGGGCCCTGTCTGTAGGCAATGCGTGCATTATGCACTAATTTTACGAAATTTTTACTTTTTTGAACGCATCTTTTCTATAAACGTACTTAACGTCAGGCTGTAGGCTGGGCGCTTTGCTGCGCTTGGGTTGCCCGGTCAGCATTTTGTTGTTCGACCTGACTGGCATGTTGGATTGCGTTTTGGGCGATTTGCGATGCATGTTGCGCTCCTTGTTGATTCATTTTCTTGTGTTCTGTACCGTGTTGGGCAGCAAGTTTTTGATAATCCAACTGCAATCTGGCCGAAGCCTCTTGCTGGTCTGCAGCTTCTTGTTGTTGATCGAGTTGCAACTTGGCAGCATCGATTTGGCCGCGTTGCTGATCGCGTTGAGCGTTTTGCTGCAGTTCTTGCTTCTTCAAACCAACTAATGGGTCCTCTTGGTTGCCCATCAACTGAGTTTGCTGTTGCTTGACTTCTTGGAAGAACTGCGCAGTCTTAACAGCAACCATGGCTTCGCGCTGTAGCGCAGAAATGATGCGATCTGGGTCGGTACCGTATTGTTTGAACAATTCGGCTTCCACATCCTCTTCTGCTTTAAGTTTTAAATGCTCGAAAATGTGTTTTTGCAAATTGACAGCAGTGTTTGGCATAGATTGAACCAGAGGCGACATGCCCATCATCAAGTGAGCCATGATGTGCGCGTCGTGCTGTTGGCCAGCAAACGCCTTGAGCGCCACGCCGTCCAGAACCTGTGCGTTTTCGCTTGCAGGGTCCTTTGGTTTGTCCACGTTGGTGCTGTTGAGCAAATCATCGATGTCGCGCACACCAATCGCTTCATACATGCGGCGATAGGCCTCATACATGTTGTGCATCTGAGGTGCGCTTTGCGCCAACTGCAACTGTGTCTGCGCCATGGTGATGCGCTGGGCCACAGAGAAGATGTTGGGGTCAGAAACAGGCAGAACATCGACGCGGCTGTCAAAGTCCTTCTTCTTAATGACGCGGCTCTCGCCGGGAACGTCATAAGGATACTGGTCAGGCAAGAACTCGCCAAAACCTTTGGCCAAAAGTTGAAATTCCAGCTTCTGGCTGTAGTGCATGCGCTTGTGGATAGAAGACATGACCGCGCTGCCCTTCTCGAGCAATGCGATAGTCGTTCCAACGGCGGCATTTTGGTTGCTGTCGCCCACTTGCATGTCTGTGATGCTGGCCAAGCGTCTGCCGGAGTCCACACAGGCCCCCATAAGCGCAAATAACGTCTGGCTTGGCTCTTTGTATGGTAAAGGCAAGATAGAGGCTTGTAGATCCGCTCCGCCCACGTCAATATCGCGCCATTCACCGGGAGATAACGGCACGTCATCGTTCATGATACGTGCGCCCTTGGCTTTGAAGCCTGCAGGCAAGTTAGACAGCGTGCCAGAGTCAATCAACTGCTGCAAAGCAGAGGTAGATGTCTTTGTCAGGCCGCCAACAAGGTGCAAGAAGCCTAAACCATAGGCACCGGGGCCTTGTACGAGCAAGTAGTGGATGTAGTACTGCTTGCGACGATACAGCTCATCGCCTTCTGCCCAGTTACGACGCACACCGACCACGTCATTGGTGGTTTCATCGACTGTGACGATGTAGGGCAGAGCAATACCGGTCTCTTTGCCCTTTTCA